AATCGGAATGTAGAGCACCGTGTCGTCATTCGCGGTGAGCTTGTCCTTGTAGGTCGTTCCATCCACGGCCAACGCCCAGTTCCGCTTGACGTACTGGTAGTTGATTTCCGTGCCGACCGGCGGCGGGATCGGGAGCACCTTGAACGAGCCCTCCTGCTGCCTGAAACTGATGTAGATCGTGCTCTGGGCAAGGCCCGAGTTCACGATATACGTCCAATCCTGTGGAGACAAGGGTCCGGCGAGGGGCATTCCCATGCCTGCATTGACTGGACTCCACCCTGTCTGCGGGATCATGTACCCGAAATCATCGGGTAGAGCAAGCACACCGCTGTCGTCCGCTGGGGAAGCGAAGGTGTGACTGTACTCGGTGATCAACCGCTGCCAAGTGTGAAGCGCGAGCATCTCCCTCCCCGCAGAGGAGGCAATGTTTCGCATCTGCACCACCGCCGGATCCGTGCTGGCCCAGACGTCCGTAGAATCGCTCAGGCCGGAGAGTCCACACTCGCTACCAGCCTGAACGATTGCTTCTTTCGCCGTCTCGTAGAGGGGCATTTACGCTCCTTCTGGAGTCTTCTCCTCGAGCGCCTTGAGTCGCTGGCCAAGCTCATCGATAGCTTGGGCCTGAGCGGCGATCTGCTGATCTTTCTTCTCCATCTCCTCGCGCATGGCCGTCATCGGCGCCTGTTCGCGGGCAAGCGTCAGGTAGTCATTCGCCAGCTTCTTGAGGCCGTGAATGCCCATGAATTTCTGCGCGTGGACGTCCGGAATGGTGGCGAGCTGCTCCACCGTGTAGACGTTGAAGAACTCGAGTTCCTTCGCCTGTGACGCAGACAGGAAAGCCACGGCACGGAGTGGAGTTCCGTTGCCGAATCGCTGCTCCTGCTTGTTCTTGTATCGCTGGTAGTGCATGGGGAACCGATCGATGTCCATCTGCGTCGCGGGACGCTTGACAACCGAATCCTTGTCACCCGGCACCATGATCAGCACGAAATCACGCTGGGTGTAGATGGGACGACCCTGCTTCGCGGACTCGGACTTGTCGTGCCACGGCTCTTCCGTGAAAAGCACGATCAGGTGCTTGTCCTGCTCGGCGCTGCGCGGGTTCTGATCCCGGCGCATCGCCATGTCAGTTTCGTCGAAACTCGCTTCCTGGAACATATCCTTCTCCTAGTGAATTGTAATTGTCAGAGGCCTCGGTTTCGCCGGTGGCGGAACCGGGGAGGTCGTCACTTTGCTGACGGTAGCAGTCCAGTCGCTGAATAGCTCCACGTCGGCGCTGTCCCGAGATATGTGGCGAGCTCTGAAGCAGTGCTTCCCGACCGGCAGATTCTGGAAAAACATCTGGGTGACGTCCGGGGTGACGTTGAGAGTCTCGGCGATAACAGTGAACGCGCAGGAGGCCGTCGAGCCGACCACCGCTCGCTGGACTCTGGTCTGTGTGAGGGCGAAAGGGCCTGTCGCGGGCAGCGGGTTTCCATTCACGTCCTGCGTGGCGTTCGTCCAGCACAGAAGAGCAGCGTCCACCGCGATCGTACCAGTCGGCGGACAAGTCTGCTGAGCCAGCGCGGGCAGCGGGAGAAGGAACAGTAGTGCGATGAGCTTTTTCATGAGCCCTCCTTGGAAGGTGTTACGTTGGCGAGATCTGCACCTGATCAGTGGCCGACAGGAGCTGCATCGCGTTCTGCGCGAGGTCATTCCTCAGGGCCAGCACGTCCAGAAGACCACCGAGAGCAACGATCTCTGCCTCGGTGCGTCCCCCACCGATTTCGGTGGCAATCGCACCCGCATCGGCGATGATCTCAGCCGCAAGCACGCTCAAACGAACTGCCATTGATTTTCTCCAGTTTGGGGATCCACGAAAGATCCAGATCGAACGGGCGAGGTTGCCCATGAAACAGAACAAAAGCGGTTTCTGACGGAGGCGTACCCTCGTAGAAGCCACCCCGCTTGTAAGATGCGAGCTCGCCGGGGTGGCTCACGTTAATGGGGTCCAGAGTGTCCAGGTGATACTTCTTGAAGTATCGCTGATCAGAGCCGTAAGCCTCGCCAATGTAGTGCTCCGGATTTTTCCAGAAGTGCTCCACGACGGCAGCTCGCCACTCAGGGCTGGACAGAATCCATCCACCCCACGGCTTTTCGCGATCCTCCGGGGAAAAGTAGCAAATCGCCCGCCCCGGCTTCGGTTTGGGAAGGTCCATGGGGCGCAGAAGAACCGTGTCCAGATCCAGCATCAGGACGTCTTGCTTCGGCAAGCTCTGGTAGGCCTCCATCTTCGACCACTGGTTGACCAGATTCTTGTGAAGCGGAATACCGAGGCCGGGAACATCGGTGTACGCGCGAAACTGGGCGTCAGGATAGAACTGTGCGATCTGATCCCGCAGCCAGTGAACGTGCCACGGCTTGAAGGCGATGGAGCGCTTCAGTACCGCGGAGAATATCACAGAGCCACCCGGTAGGCCGGAGATACACCGTGAGCAGACACGTTCCCGATGTACTCAGGTTCCTTGCCGGTGGCCTTCCGCAATAGATCTTCCCATTTCTCGCGAGGCATGGCTGAGGGATGGAGATTCACTCCTCCAACAACGTGGGGAGCCTCGCAAACGGAGACCACGATGTGACCCTTCGCCAGTCGCACTAGCTCATTGATGCCCGGTTCGACATCAACCGGGAGCAGATGCTCCAGGACCTCAAAGCAGGTGACGATGTCAAACGACTTGTCGGGAAAAGGCAGCTCGGGGAGCAAAGCCTTCACAACCCGCTCGTTACAGAGATCGTCTACTGTCTCAGTCCCCATTGGGTCCTTGCCGAGCGCATCCGCCTCTTGGAGAGTCTCTCCACGACCTGTGCCAACATCAAGGAGTTTCTCACCCGGAGTGACAGCCAGTACGTCGCGTATCAGATTGCGGCGATAAGTCGGCATCCCGTACCGTTCATCGCCGTAGCAGTCCTTGTACTTGAGGGCCTCGGACTCCCGCGTGGCAGGACCGCAAGCCTGATTGGTCACGATCCAGTCATAGAGCAAGCCTTCCCCGAAGGTATCGATCGCCATACCGGGGAAAGCCCGATGCAACGCCGAGGCCCACCCGAAGAAGTCGGTGACCTGTTGCGCCATCGTGGGAGTGGTCCAGTACTCGCGATCCTCCAACCACACCCTCAAGCACTGCTGCTCGGCATTCTGGGGCTGGAAAAGGATATGCGACCTGCCCGTTTTCGGCTCCAGTGAGGAGTCATAGCCGAGCAGAATGAGGTGACGGTAGCCAAGGATTCCAGCGATCGACAGGGAGGTCATGCCGACCGTACCTGCCGAGGAGCCAAGGAACATCGCCGTCTTGTCTTTGAGAATCTCGCGACAGGCCGTCGTATTCAGATGAAAAACCTGGACGTTGGCGTGATCCTTCAGCTTCTCAAAGCAATCCGGGTGGACCTGAGAGGCGAGGAAAACCGTGGTCTCCGGACGAATATCGTCAAGGAAATTGACGTTTTCCGGACGAGCATCCAGCATCGCGAAATACTTCGCGACGATATTCTTCTGAAGAAGGGCCTTGTAGGAGCCATTCATCGCAAGAATATCGTAGTCGATCGGTGGCACTTCACTCAGGTACTTGGGAGCCGAGGGTCCCGAGCCAAAGAGCACCAGAGGCCTGGACTGAACCTCAGTGGCAATTTGGAGTTGCGGCAGTCCGCGACTCATTGAGGACTGAATGTTCTCAATGATGATAGCCTCCCGCGTGTTGCAGGCGGCTTCAATCTGTAACGGAATCAGACGCTCTTCCAAATGACCCTCCCTCAAGAAAGGGGCGGCTCGTGGTGAGCCGCCCCCTCCATCCAGCTCTGTATTAGAGCGGGACAAGCGTCCCCGAGCTCTTGCCCGAGAACAACGGCGCGAGCTGCGACACGTAGACTTCGCGGACAGTGCTGCCCGCAGAGCCAGATGCCGAAGCCGCTGCCGTCACGAGCACAGCCGGGAAGAAGACGTTGGCATCCACCGACGCAGTGCTCAGGCGTCCGGCCGTGGCCGTGGTCCTGAGGAACTTGTTGGCGGAAGCAGCCACCGCGACGCGAGCGTTGAAGCCGCGACCGGCGATACGAGCCCAGAAGAAGTCGAAGTCGTCGATGACAGCCTGTGGCGCGAATCCCAGACCATTCCCCGCCGCAGCGAGGGTGGTGGTCATGAGCTTGGCACTGCCATTCTCGAGGATGGCATACGCATTCGGGGCATCCGTTGATGCCATTTCCGCCGAAGTTGACGCAGCCTGAACGAGCATGTAGCGAGTGCCGTCCGCACCATTCACGACAGTACCGAGTGCGAACGGCGCACCCTTCCCGATCGTGAAGGTCCCATCGGCGTTGGCCTCAGCCGGGATCACCGCGTCGACATCGGCTCCAATAGGAGCGCCGACAAGAGCTTTCGTGGTCATGTCAGTCCTCCTTAATTGTTGTCGAGACGACCCTGGAACTGGGAGCCTGAGCAAGTCAGATTTCCAGCCCAGCCGATGATCTGAACCTCCGCGTCCTGGTTCACGGCGTACCGCTTGTTCGGTGACAGCGGGACCATGTTCCGGTTGCGGTGAGGCCTCCAGAAGATGTACTTCGTATTCAGCATGAAGAGCGTACCAGCAGGGCAGAAGCCGCCGATGCCGCCGTCCAGGAAGTAGTCGCAGTCCATGTACTTGATCGAGGGGAACCCGAGGTTCGCCGATTCGACGTTCGTGAACCGCTGCTGCGCCTGGAGTGAGGCCATGTAGATGGCCCAGATCGTCGAGTCCGAGACCATGAGGTCCGGACGGTCAGTGCCGCGAACGAGCTGCGCCCAGAGGGTGTTCAATGCGGCCTGAATCGTCGAAGCAGTGAGACCAGACGTGTTATTGATCTTTGACTGCCAGAACGTCCAGGTGGCGCGATCGATGCCCCCGTAGGTTCCACTCGTCGGCGCGACAGGGACTGCCGCGTTCAAACCCGTGACTTCCTTTCCACCGGACCCGGTGCCGTCGGAGTAAACTCCGCCAGCGAGCAGGTTGGTGATCGAGGACTCAGCCACGCCCATCCGACCATCCACGAGGTCGATGATCCTCTCCTTGCCCGCGTTCTGGAGCATCTCCAGGCCGCTGAAGGAGACAGGGACCGCCGCCTGCTTGATGGCAAACTCGGCTGCCGTGATGACATCCTGCGCTGCAACGGGCAACAGATCGTACCCGCTGTAGTATCCGGCGTTCCCATTCTCCGCGAAGCTCATCTCTTCGAAGATCTTGGTGCCGCCAGAGAAAGGCCGAACGTTTCCGCGCTTTTCGAGCTTGGCGAGGAGAACGTTGTTTTTCGTCACGTTGTCGGCAAGTTCACCACTACGACTCTCAATCGTGGTGGCAACCATGTCGGTCACGTTCGGAAATGCCATTTCGAAATCTCTCCGTGAGTTAAGGGTCTTTCCCGGAGCTCTTCAGCTTGGGTTTCTATTCCACGGAGGGATGATAGAAACTAGATTTCGAGCCGCGAGACATAATAGCACGACCAAAATTGTCAGCGCAAGCGTTATCGCTCGCTCTGCTCGTCCCAGGCCCGCTCTAGTGCCTCACGCCGATTCTTGGGCGGTGAAAGAGGTGCGCCACCAGAGGCTGGCCCCCCTTTGACCGAAGAACCGGTTCTGCGAGCACGAGCGAGCGTGGCGGCAGCTCGTGAGAGCTGATTCTGGTTTTGCGTTCCGGGCGGGGCCTGGAGCTCCGGATGGAGAGCCATCACTCGCTGGTACGCCTGATCCAGAGTGATCTTTTGACCGCGATTGGCGGCGAACTCCATCAAGTCTCCCATCTCGCCACGAATTTCCTCGAAATAGGGCTTGTTCTGGCCGAACTGCTCGACCTCGGTTAGCCCCTGCTCGAGTTGCTGCTGTTCGTACTGTTCCCTCTGCTGCTGTACGGATCCCATGAAGTCGTAGACCGGCTTCAATGCGGCCGCGAACTGCGGCGGGAGGACGCCCTGACCGTGAGTCGGGGCGGGGCCACGACGCTTGGCTTCCACGAGCACGTTGTCCAGAGCCTCGACGTTCACAGCGTAGTTCGAGATGATCTCAGCAACGATCGCAGCCTTCTGCATATCGTTTCCGGTCATCAACCCTGCGGCAGTTCGCATGAGGTTGTCGACCGCGGCGAGAGGCGTCGCTCCCTGCGCCCTTATAAGGTGGGAGTACGGCATCACGGTCTGGCCGAAATCCCGCACGAACTGACGAGCCTGACCGCTCTTGGACAGAGCCTGCTGGGTCTCCAGCTCGCGACGGGCAATCGCCTCCTGCGCTACTCGCGGGATCTTGTCCCAGTGAGCCTTCTCAGGGCCGCGCCAAGAGATCGGAGCCTTGATAGGAGTCCCCGCGCCTCCCTGACCGTCGCCCTGACCTTCGGCGCCGGGTGTTCCCTGAGCCGGTGGCGTTTCCTTCCGGGCTCCTTCTGCAGCCTGCGGAGGCTTTTGCTGACCCGGAGCAGCGCCTTCGCCTTCCGCCTCTTCTTGGCCCGGCGGAGTCTCTTGACTCTTTTTCGCCGCCACAGCTTCTTGCTCATACGGCTTCGCCCCCTCAGGAGGAGCTTCCTTCTCGGTAACGACGCCATCGTCGTTTTCCACCATATGCTCATCAAATGCCGCTTCAAGAGCCGCGCGGCGACTGACCGGTTCGTTCACTTGCCCCTCCTCGTAAGTTTATCCCAGTTCCGAATCAGGTGCTCCTTTCGCCGGTTTGATTCGGCTGAGCTCTCCCCTGTGAAGATCTGTGCCCGTTCCTTCGCCTGCCGTTCCCACTGACCTCCGGGCTTGTTGAAGTCGGCGACGTTTGTCACGTTGAACTGCTTGTTGTGCTCGCGCAGAGCCCTTCTGCCGGTTATCTCGCGACCTGTGATCGGCGAGATAAACGGCTTGATGTCTGGCATGATGGTCAGACCGAGCGCTCTCCGCGTCCGGTTGTCCGTGACCTCAATTAGCTCCAGCGTTTTCGGGTCCTGGCGATACCTGCGCCGCATGACTCGCAGCCTCCATTGAAAGTTCTGTCTTGATGGTCTGGGCCTCAACGCCCTTGTCGATCTTGATGATTTCCAGCCGGTTCTTCTCACGGAGCTGCTCCATTTCCATCTGGTGCTTCTCCTGATCCTGAGCCAGCTCCTGCTCAAACTTCTGGCGGTCAAGCTCCAGCTTCTGCTGGAACTCCTCACGCTTCTGGTTGAGCTCAGCCTCAGCCTTCTGGCGATCCTGCTCCATCTGGGCATTCTCGATCGCCATTTTGTTCGCGTGCTCCTGCTGAGCGAACTGCATCTCCATCTTGAGCCGCTTGTCTTCTGGCGATTCCTCAGGCGGTTGATCGGCCTGCTTCTGGAAGGTCTCGATGGCGCGATCCAGAACCCCTTCGATCTCGTTGGAGCCTCGGAACCCGGCCAGACCCCACTGGAGGAGCTCCATGAGCGTCGGTACGATCTTCTTGTCCAGAGCTGCGAGGCCCTGCGAAGACTGCAGGAACATGGAAAGGCCCTCGATGAACTCGAGGCGGTCCTGCTTGAGCTGCGCGTAGTCCGCCAGAGCCAGCGACTCCGGCCGGACCTGGATTTTCCACCGGGCGGCGTCCGGATTCTGCAGAAGCTGGACCGCAGCTCCCGCGTGACCGGCGTCCGGGGTGGAAAGGATGTTCGACTGCTTTATGAGTGTCTCTGGCTGGAAGTGCTTCTGCATGATCTCCAGCTTCAGCGCCTGGAGGTTGGAAGCAAACTCAGAGAACTCAAGTTGGAGGCGCTGGACACGGAGCGAGGCGAACTGTACCTTCGCCTTCGACGTGCTTGCCGCCTCGTAGGGTTGTGCCGCTCCGCGAAGGATGTCAGCGAGACCTGTGACCTCGTAAAGCTGCTGGATCTTTCCAGCCTGCTTGTCGGTCAAGACGGAGATCGTATTGACGCAGTCCTCCAACGGCACCCACGATATGACTCCCGTCAGGCCTCCCTTTTCGGCGAACATGGCCCAGTTGTCAACCGGGATGAGCTGGTTCTCCACGCCCTCCTGGAAGATACGTTTGACGCCCTCGTTCTGCTTGTCGTAGACGCCGACGAGCTTGCACGCCTCGGTGAGGATGCTGATGCGCGTCTGGAGGTTGTCGATCTCCTCGTAGAGGTCCTTGGCGAGCAGATAGTCCGCACGAGGAATGTACTTCGTCGTGGTCGTGTTCGCCATCATCGGCGGCGGTTCGGGGTAGAAGTTGTCCAGCATCAAGAAGTCTTCCGACTCCTCGAGGATCTCCGGATACTCCTCGCAATACCAGCAGATGCTCAGGGTGGTCTTGTTCCAAATCTCCCAGACCTCAACCTGAGGATGGCACTGCTCCTGCTCCTGATTGCCCTTTCCAGTCTTTACTGGTCCTTTCTTGGCGGGAGGGAGCTTGTTGGCGGTCTCTTCTCCCCATCGCTTTGCTGCTTCATCGTAGCTGAGGAACGAGCGATATGCTTTCCACCGGACCTCACCCGCGGTCCTCGCTGGGCTGTAGAGGTAATCTTCCCAGTGGGTGTAGACAGTTTCGACCCACTCGTCGACAACCTTTTCTCCCTCTGCGGCAGGGACGACGATATTGCCTTGAACATCTTTCACCTCTTCCTGCTTGAAGGGTTCAGTCCGATACTGGTAGCGGACCCTCGCTGCACCGAGTCCGGGCAGGAGGCGATCCTCCAAGGAGCTCCGCAAAACGGTTTTGAAGTCGTCAGCGGGGTCCTGAATGTCTTGGTTGAGGATCCGCTGCGACATCAGCGCCGCAACTCGGGCGACATCGTCTTTGGGATCCTGGAAAGTCCTCATCACCTCCACTTTCGGCGTGTTGCCATAGAGCATCGCCTGGAGTGTCGTAATGTTGGAGTAGAAAAGGTTCAACCGGCTCTCAATGA